GAAAAGTGCCAGACTAAGCTATGGGGGATTTAACCCAGTCACCCAGATCTGGCCAAAGCGGGGCATAACCCCGCCTAAGCTTGGCGCGACCTTCTCCTCGGATCGTGATTTTGTCCAAGGTAGTGTTGTCAAGGTCGGTACCACCGTCCCTTGCTCCATAGAGTGCGAAACTCGTTAGCTGGTGAAAATCAGCCGCTCGAATAGAGCGTGGAGCCCCCCTGTATGCACAGTAATTCCAGCCTTTGCCATAGTCACGGTTGAATGTGACATACGGCGAGACGAGGCCCTCCCAGTAGTTACCCAGGAGAGTCCCGTCTATCTCGGTCCACTCAGCCTCATTGGCCAACCGCTTATCGCGGAAGGTTACTGGGACTGGGGGAGCAGTGATGCTCCGAAAAGATCGAGGAATCCGTGCAAGAAGACGATTCCAAACAGGCTTAAGCTTACGATCGCAACCAAAACCAAGGTTGCGCCGAGCAGCAGCCCGCCGGATACCGTTAGCCACACGAAAAAGGCTCTGTACAGTTCCAAGGGGAAATTCCTTTAAGAAATAGGGACGCACGTTCACACCGTTAAAGAAATCCATGCCGCATGACTCACGGAACAACCCTGACGAGAAACTCTTCGCCAGGTTAAACGTGAAGCCAGCAGCGGCTAGGACCTCTTCCAATAGGGGAACAACCCCCGTCGGAACGGTGATATCGTCACCAAAGGCTCGGACTAAGGAGGTGTCATCACGACAATACTCCGTACACGCCAAAGCTAGAGCATAGAAGATCATGCTTTCCAGCTCAAACGTGTAGCCGTTGCCCATACTCGAGAACTTTTCGTACCGAAAGGAGATTTTCATCCCCCCTGGGGACGTGTAAACCCCGACTTTGCTCCTGACCCAATCAAGGGCCAGAAACCAGTGGTCGGGTAGTAGTTCCCGAACGAGCTCCCGCGCCAGCGTGTCGCTGGCTGACGAGAGATCGATGGTAGCGACAGCGCCATGGATCGAACCGTCAATTGCCAACCCTCTGTTTGGGTCCGCGTTATCGAGGTCCAACCCTGCCTTTTTAAGGCTTGCCCGAAGGAGAGCACCTAGCCCGAGTTGGGCATAAATGTTCATTCCAGGCTCAACAGCGATCGATCTGTCGATCAATGCCGTCTTTGGCACGAACGTAACTTTGTTGCCGGGTACGACACGCATTTCCATCGCTGCAGATGATGAGTTCTCACCCACAACCATGACTTGGTGTCTGTACCACCCAGGCTGAGATAATACTACCGCCTGGGCACCCTCGTAGAAGTCCGCTGTTACAGACATTCTCGAGAGCTTATGGTAAGCCTGAGCGCATGCTCCTGTGTTAAGAGCGTCCGACCCCGGCCCGAAACGGCACCGCAGTAGCCAAGAACGCGCATCAACCCTTGGACCAACCCATGAAAGGATTTTACGAGCGGCCATATCGAAAACGGCCGTAACGCGGGGGGATTGATTCCCCGTACCTTCACGAGCAGATCTGAGTCGTGCATTCGTCTTGCGACACTGCTCTTCTGCGTCCATGAACTTTTGGAACGCAGCCACCTCCCTATCTACCCCCTTGATTTCTAGGGGGCATTTCTGGAGGAAGGCGATGGCTTGGTAGTCATCGCGAGCAGTACCCACATCCTGCTCCAAGTAACGGCCTGGCGAGAATTTCACTGCCAGAGCGTCAGCAATCTGCCCGTTCTTAACGAGCAAACTGAGACCTAGAGAGAGGGGGGTATCGAGTGTAGACCATAGTAGTTCGGCAACTTCGAGAGGATCGACAGGAACATCTAGTCGACCCCCACCGGCAACCCTGTCAAGGGCCGCCGACAACCGAACCAGGTTATTGTTTTTCCCTGGTCGAGGCTTTTGTAGACTTCGCGTCTTGTGAGCCATTTGTGAGCACCTTCTTAGGCGAGGCTTCACGCCTCAGTCTGAGAGCAACCAGAACCTGAACCAGCCACTCGGCAAGTAACTTATACCGGGTGAAGTTCATGCCCATGGTCAGTTCGTCCCTTCCAGGTCAACCATAGCCTTTTGGCAGTTGGTGTGTGCGGCGAAATTCTTATGTGCCGCCCACAGCTCCTGCCGTTCGGCCAGGGTCATCCTTACGGGAACAATCGCTTCGGTGTTCACACGACCGGTCAGGTCCACAGCTCCTGTGGTAACGTTGACCGTAGGACGAGCGAGCTTAACGAGCACGCGGTCCACACCGTTGGAGCGGTCAGTACTCCGCCGAATCTGCAGCGTGATGCTGCGGAACCCTGCGGGCGTACCCTGGCTGATGTCGTTCCATTTGGCGACGCCTTGCAAGACGTCTT